TTCCCGACAATACAACCGTTCCGTAAGAATCGTATCACCAACCAATTCAGCATCATTGACGGTAACAATTTTCTTACGCCTGAACTTTCTGTATTCAGGAATTACGGGAACAACATTCTGAATGAATACCTGTTCAGGTAATTCAAAACATTCTTCCGTTTTCTTGAAAAACGCCCCATTGCTTCTTAGCTTTTCCTTCAATCGGTCAACATGGTTGTAAGGGTTTTCTTTGTTCACACGCCTTACAGGGAATCCGTCTATATCAACCGTTTCCCAATTCACATATTGGCGGTTGTATAGTTCCTTTGAAATATCCCAGCCCAAAAGGTGAATCTGTGACCAAAGATTTTCATACTTTCCTGAAGTGGGTGTTCCTGAAAGAAGAATCACACTTTCGGGGGTAAGATCAAGAATGAACTTTGTTCGTTTTGCGGTATCATTCTGAATCAGGCTTGATTCATCCAGTAGGAGGGTGAACCCGTTCAGCCGTTTCAGATCAGACCGCCGCCAACACAATTCATAGTTGATAACCCCAACCGCTACCCCTGCACCGTGATAACCATGCCACGCCGTATAACGTGAAAGAAAATCACTTAGCTGTTTGGGCTTTGTCAAATCCCATAGGGTTACTTCAGGATAATAGGTTTGGAAGTGGGTTAGCCAATCCTGAATCTTAGATTTCTGACAAACCAGAAGGTTTGTATCATTTCTAAGCCGAACCAGCTTTTCAGCACCAATGAAAGTTTTTCCTAAACCCATATCACAATAGTAAGCAACCCTGTTTCTGTTCTTAGTTGCGTTCAGGGCTTCAAGCTGAAAGGGGTAAAACTGAATAGGAATCATCTACACCCCCCCACGCAAGATAGCCGAAACTTTCATCTTACGATCAGCAACCCAATCAGATTCAAGTTTCTTCAGAACTGATTCACCGTCAAGATTTGTCAGATCATGGAAATATTCAGACCGAAAGAACTTTTCAAGGTAATCCATGTGTTCACGGTTATGCCTGTTATTTGGTTCTAATGCAAGCGCCAATCGGCAATTACGCCATTCATCAGCCGCACTACCAACAATAGCTTCAATCAGTCTTAAACAACCTTCATCATTCAAATCTTCAGCTTTCAGGCGTTCATATTCGGGCATACCTAACACCGCCCAACATACGCCATCAGCTTTTCACGGTTGATGTAGTAGGTATATCGGTTTCCGTTCATCTTGACCGCAACACCGAAATCAAACACACCACGCTGAAGGGAAACCCTTAAAAACTGTTTGGTACAGTTCAGGATTTCAGCCGCTTCAGGAATTGAACACCGTGTTTTCATCATGATATTATCATTCCTTTCTAATAAGGTATTTTCAGATAGTCCAGAACTTCTTTCAGTCCTAAACCATGTTCTTCTTTGGGCTTCAAGCAATATTCATAGATTGACGGGTGTGTGTGTGCCATTTTCTGAAATCTATTCGGGCATTTCTCTAAATGAGCGCCGAACATACAGAACATACAACCTGTTCTATCCAAACCAGTTGTAAACAGCTTTCCGTCTTTCTCTTGAACTTCACCATAAACTGAAGCAATCTGAAGATTATTGGTTTTGATGTACTGAAGAACATCCTGTTCTAACCAGAAGGATAAGGGGCTACTGTGTTGGTATGCTGAATCAAAAGCATTGCAACCAGTCTGTAACCATGCCTGTTGGCGTTGCGCTGATTCACTTGCCAATGTTCCAAGGAAAGGTTTTGAACCAGTTTCCTTATCGTATTTGTGAATCGGTCTTTTCTTCATTACGTCACAACAGCTTGACGAAATATCAAATGGAGCATCAACTAAGAACTTCCATCTGGTAAAGTGTTCTTTTCGTCAATCTGAAGGTGTGCCGTCTTTGTTGACCCCTTCAAAGCATTTCAAAGCCCAATCAGAACCCATTCTTGCATAATGAACTTTCTTAGCAACGTCTTTTGAAATAATCGGATAACCGTATTTTTCAATAACCTGTCTGAAGTTTATTTCAGGTCTTAAAATGGTTATGTTGTCAAAGGTTTTCACAAAGGCTTTTATTTCGGGGTATTCAAGTCCAGTATCAACGTAAACAGCAGGAACATCAGGATAAATTGACCTGACTAAATGAAGAAGAACCGTTGAATCCTTCCCACCTGAAAAGGAAACATACACGTTTCCGTCAAAGGCATCATACCATTGGCGTATTCTTGCAATGGACATATACACCTTTGCTTGAAACGGAAGGGATTGTTTTTGTTTCAATTCCCAGAGTTCATGTGGCATTTTGTAACACCTCAATTCAAGTGTAGATTTATAATCTACATCTTAGTTAAAAAAAATATCGTTGATTGCTTCGGTTTCGATATTCAGCACTTCAACCAGAACTTTGATTTCAGTAGCCTTGAATTCTTTACGGTTATTCAGCTTTGCATTGAATGACTGTTCCGTGATACCCAGCTTCTTAGCAACATCACCCTGCGTAAATCCATATTCAACCAACAGGGCTTTCAGCTTTCTTGTATTCGTCAATATTATCACCTTCTTCTATATTTACAGAAGGGGCTATATTTCAAGCCCCTGAATAACATTCCAACAAGGTTCTTAGCGAACATCCATAGTGACAACAGACCACGCCGCCCCTAAGCTGTGTTTGTGTAGGGTTTCGCTTGCGCTCTTGTTTCCGTCCTCTATGGTTCTTTCAATGTGTAATTGTCAAGGTTCGTTCCCAGTCTGTGTTTACACGGGCTTCTGACCGTTGACCTGTTACCAGATCAGCCACATTAGGAAGGGCTTTAAGCCCGTTTCTGTTGGTATTCCTGAATCCGCTTTTCATTCCGTTCCTGAATCTGCTTCATCAAGATCAGCTTTTCCTTAATTGTCATTCAGATCACCACCCCTTTCATTTTGCAAGGTATGTATGGTTTATCGGGTTACATTCAGCATAAGAACAATACTGTGTGATAGTTGGCTTTTCACCACCCTTGATATAGATACAACTTTCCATGTTGCCATACTTCGCACGGTTTTCAGCATATTCCAGCATTTTGCGTAATTCATCAAGCCCAATCTGTAAGCCGTATTCAGTATATTTCATTTCCTGACCGCCTTTCGTGTGTAGATTTGAAATCTACATGTATTATAATCCTGTGTAGATTATTTGTCAATACTTTTTTTGATATTTCCGAAAATTTTGTTGATTAAAAATCTATTATGTGATATACTGTTACTAACCGTCAGAAAGGAAGGGTTCACAAAATGACAATCGGGGAAAAAATTAAACAGTTGCGGGAAGCTAAGCACTTATCCCAAGAACAACTTGCTACCTTAATGGGTTATAAGTCCAGATCAACAATCAATAAGATTGAATTGGGGAAGAATGATGTAAGTCAGTCCACCATAAAGAAATTTGCAACTATCTTTATGGTTAGTCCTTCTGAACTTATTTCTGAAGATACCGTAAAAATGAAGGTTGAAGAATCACGCCTTTTCAGTCAGATTCAATCTATTTACGGTAAAGATGTAACAGATGCAATGAAGTTATTATTACAGCTTGCTAAAGAAGATCAGCTTAAAGCCATTTCTTATATGGAAGATTTGAAATGTGCTTCAGCTTATAGAGATAATGATTTAATGAACAGAAAGGAAGGTTGACACAATGAATTGTAGACAATGCGGAACACCCATCCCGAACAGCTACCTAACCCGTGATTCTTTCCGTTGCCCCGAATGTGGTAAGGCGTATTATAAACGCCCTGCACCAGTTCAACAGCAAAGGCAAGGAAACACACACCCAACCCAGAACAGGCGCTTACAGGTCAATCAGAAGCGTTCTGATAGTGGCTTGAAGGGTTTCATTACTTCAAAGAACATTCTGTTGCTTATTTCGCTGATACTTGCTTTGATTTACGTCATTGCACAAATAGCGAACGTCAACAGCGCTTCCAATGCTCTAAGCACCGCCAACCCTGAAACCGCTGAAGAATTAGGTTATTCTATCGGAACAGCTATAGGTTTTGGTTTGCTCATGCCGAACATTATTCTTACTTCCATTGCTGTTATATTCAATGCTGTTGCATGGTTTATGTCAGCTAAATGGGCAACCTTAACCGCCGCTATTCTGTATGTAGTTGGTGGGGTCTTAGGGTTCAGCAATTTCTTCTTCCTGCTACCGTCTTTGATTCTTTGCTTTGTAGCCTATGCCAAGATGAAAAAACGATAGAAACAACAAAAAGCGCTTATTCAGCTACCACCCTGAATAAGCGCACGACCCAGCACCATGAACAACCACGAACACGGGCTTTGTCACCCTTCATTATACCAGATTTTTGAAGCGTTGGCAACGCCCACACCATTACAGATATATACAGATGAATTACAGATGTTCCACCCATCTGTATAGCCAAAAAGCCCGTATTTTCAAGGCTTTTCGGGCATTTCATTACAGATATACAGATAAACCCCTATATAATATATATTTTTAGAGGAAAAATAGTTTTTGAAACACACAAAAACTAAAATCTAAAAATATAAAGAAGTTGTGGGTACATCTGTATAATCTGTAATTTAACAGAAAAAAGCCCTATTTACAAGGCTTTTCGGCTATACAGATGCGGTTATTTAATCTGTAGTTAATCTGTATATCTGTAATCGAAAGGGGCATTTTATGAAGAATCCCAACGGTTACGGTTCAGTTGTCAAGCTATCAGGAAACCGCCGCCGCCCTTTTGTGGTCAGGAAAACAAAGGGGTACAATGATAAGGGTTATCCTGTCTATGATGTAATCGGGTATTTTGCAACCAGAAAAGAAGGGTTGATTGCCTTAGCCGAATACAATAAGAACCCGTATAACGTTGATGCCGTGAAGATCACGGTAAAGGAACTGTTTGAAAAATGGGTTCAAGTCAAACTTCCCAAGTTGGGAACATCTAACCAACATAGCTTAAAATCTGCTTTCAACCATCTGAAGCCCATTTGGGAAATGAAGTACAGGGAAGTCAGATCATTCAATATGCAGGAAATCATTGATAACTGTGGAAAGGGATACAGCACCCAAGGCGCTATCAAGGCGCTGTTCCATCACCTTGACCGTTTCGCTTTGGAACTGGACATAATCAACAAAGCCTATTCAGATTTGATAACGTCTGACCCGATACCCGAAACCACAAAGAAACCGTTTACTGAAGATGAAATTCAAGCCTTTTGGAAAATCAAAGATGAACCCTTTGCTGATTCTGTTTTAGTCCTTATCTATTCGGGTTGGCGTATATCGGAACTGTTGAATCTGAAATGTTCGGATATTGACATTGACCAAATGATTATGAAAGGCGGTACAAAGACCGCTTCAGGCAAAAACAGAATTGTACCTGTTCACCCCCTGATTCAGCCTTTGGTGAAATGCCGATATGCTGAAGGGAATGAATACCTGTTCAGCGTTGACGGAAAACACATCTGTTCAACCAAATACTATGAATACTGGAATCAGATCATGAAAGGCTTGAACATGACCCACACACCCCATGAATGTAGGCACACATTTAGATCAAGGCTTGATTCGGCAGGGGCTAACAAAGTGTGTATTGATATGCTAATGGGGCATAAATCAAAGGAAGTTGGTGAACGTGTTTACACGCATAAGACCGTTTCAGAACTTCGTGAAGCGTTGGCGTTAGTAACACGTTAGTATCAAAAAACGCCCGAAACCCCGTAAAATACAGGGTTTCGGGCTATGCCAGAATTGTTATACCATGATTCAGCCGCTATGTAAATGCCTGATATAAGCCTATTTTCAGGGTTTTTTCGGTATTTAATAACGTCTGAAAACGCTGAAATTCGGGGTGGTTAGTAACACGTTAGTAACAGCGCCTTATCCCTGAATCTTAGCGTATTTGTTGGAAACAAACGCTGTACCATTCAGGTATTTCACTTCAAACCAGCCGTTAGAAGCCGTGTTCACATAGGGGTAAGTTTCACCCTTATGAACAATGCCAATAGACTTATTTCCAGTACCAGCGCCCGTTCTGATATACACCGAACCGCCCGTAATCAGAACCAGCTTAGAAGAATCTGCACCCAGCGCCGCCCACGTTTCAGCATTGCAAACACCGTTCACGGTCAACTTCTTTTCAGACTGGAAAGCCTTTACAGCGTTTTCGGTTTCCGTTCCAAAGTCCCCATCAGCGCCATATTTCGGTAAACAGTCCTTATTCCAATCCAGAAGAAGTTTCTGCATTTTCTCAACATAGATACCTTCAGCGCCCTTCTTCAGATCAGGGGTTTCAGTCGGGGTTACAGGCGTTCCACCGTCAACAATGGAATAATCCACCGAACCATAACCATCAATATAGGTGGAACTCATGGAATAAGATTTCTTCTTTACGCCGCCACCGTTGGTAATCAGAGTGTTAGCCCCAGAAGTGTTACCTTCAATGGTGTACACGGTTGAACCAGAAACCTTATACACAATGCCAACATGACCAATACGCCCTTTGGAACTGGAATAGAAGAAAATTACGTCACCAACCTTCGGTTTTCCAGAACCACGTTTGATGTAACGACCCTTTTTCTTGAAGTAGTTAGCGCCTGAAGGGGTGTAGCAATGAAGTCCACCACAAAGAAGCTGTTTAGCCACTTCCAGACCGAATTCATACACAAAGCAACAGGAAACGAAAGCCGCACACCATTCCATAGGTTGAGCGCCAATACCCTGTTTGTAAGAAATCAGGTCACGGTTGAAACGGGTGTAATTATTGCTTCCAGCGTTGGCGGTAAAATCGTCAAGCTGACTGTTAGACTTCTTTTCCAGATAACCAACCCATTTAGAAGCCTGTGCAACGATTCTTTCAGCGCCCGTCATTACTGTTCACCATCCTTCACTTCAGGCAGTCCAGCAACAGAAGTAAGCAGGGAAAGAACACCAGCCAGAAGCGCCGCTGAACCGACCTGAAGCCAATTCACTTCAGAAATGATAGCGCAAGTTCCGATAGTGGCAACCGCCGTTTGTGCAATCGTTTTGATAGCACGAATACCAGCCGCCTTGAACCATGCCTTGAAATTAGTCATACAGATCATCCTTTCTTATTATCGTTTTTCGGGGTAGGAAGCGCCATAAACTTATTGTGAATATCATCCATAACCCCATTAGCCCCTAACCCGTGATACTGTTTCCAACAGTTTTCAAAGTTTTCACGGGCATAAATCGGGGCATAACCTTTTTCTGACCATTGGTTATAGTCGTTTATCATCTGCGCCCTAAGAAGCGCCTGAACACCCAGCTTCAGGGCTTTGGTTTCCTTATTGTAGTTTTTCAACTTAGCCCAAAGGAAGCCGAACAGGGCAATAAACATAGACGGTACACCGATCAGACAAAGAACCTGATACAAATTCATTTTCTGTTCCTACTTTCTACACGTCAAAAGCCCCTGTAAGGCATTTCCAGCCGATTACAGGGGCTTGACGGATTTACATGATGAAGTTTATAGGGTAAAACCAGAAGCGCCTTATTCAGCCAATTCAGGGCAATCCAGCGCTTCAAGGATTTCACGAACCTGTTCCTTCAGTCTTTCGGGAACATCTGCAAAGTTCTTAGCACCCTTCACAATAAGCGTTGCATAAACGATAGCCATATTTTCAACCCCCAATCTTTCAAGCACCCATGTTAATGTATTCATCAAGAATACGCTGAACTTCTTCGCGCAAGTTTGCAGGAACATCTTCAATGGTTTTCAGACCTTTCAAAATAAGGTTTGCGTAAATTCTTGCCATTACAGCACACCCCCACAAATCAGTTCATAGACTTCACACAAGGCAAGCTGTGTGTTGGTAATGTTAGCTTCAAGCGTTTCATTTTCGGTTTTCAACGCCTGAATGTATTCGTTCTTTTCGTATTCCGTGTAATCAAATTCCCAACCAGTCACGGTTTTCCCTTCGATCACTTCAGAATACTGTTCAGCGTTGGAAGCAACAAAAACCTTTGTTTCGGTAATCTGCACCGTCATAGGTTCAGTATCACTTCTTGTACGACCATAAGAAATCATTCAAGTTTAACCCCCTTTATAACGGTTTTATAGTATTGTTCCACATAGGGTTTCAACGGTAAGAAGTATTTCCTGAATAGGTTTTGACCGTTGCAATGAACCAGCCAGCCAAGGTAGTAGTGTGTTTTGACAAGTGCCACGGTTAAGTAATCAGTTGGTGAAAGGGGTAGATCAGAAACCTACCCCTTCAGGATATACTTGCATTTGCTGACTGACCGCTGATATTCCGATTACGATTACTGACCCTGTTATTACAATTCCAATAGAAAGTGCCATCATTAGTACCATTATTCCATTTACTGCCGATATAAGCAATTAAAAAGATTTTTTACTTATATGATGTAACTTCTATCCTGAATAATCAGCGATTTACTTAACCGAAAATCACGGCTATTTAAGCCGCCATTTTAGTTTCCCACGCCAGAACAGCCGCATCATGGGAAGCGCTGTTGGCAACAGGTACATACGCCGACCGACCGCCGACAGTCCGATGACGATGACCGACCCCGCCATTACAATCCCAACAGAAAGCGCCATCACCAGCACCACCATTCCACTTACCGCCGAGATAAGCAATCCTGTAGCCATTCAGGTCAGCGGTTACATAGGTATAATCACCAACGGGCAAAGTGGAATTAGCGCCGTTCTGACCACATTCAGACGGAATGAAAAGCCAATCATACTTTTCTTCACCATATCCGAAAGCGGAAATATAGCCGCTTACGTTAGTCATCTGGAAACCAGCGCTTTCATAGTTTCCAGAATTCTTAGATTCTGCAAAGTTGAAATCAGTACAGATGTACGGAATACCGCCGCCCTGCGAACCGTTACCGTGAATGTTGATACCATACACGAACTTCCACAAGTTACCCCACGGGTTTTCCATGCCACGGTAAGAAACAGACCGCTTACCAGCAACGCTATATTCGGTTTCAACACCGCCAATTTCGTTAATGGTAGTGGTTGCCGCACCTGTAGCGTTTCCAAGGGTGGAAGTGCTACCAGTAAGGGAAGAACAGTTATAAGCGCTGTTATCCGTGATACCAGTAACGCCGCTTTCAATAGCGGTTTGGGTATTCAGCGTTCCAAGTTCAACCGTCATAAGAAGCTGATTCAGGGAAGTAAGCTGAATAAATTCGCCATGCCAGTTAGCACCACGATTCTGACCCAGCTTTTCAACGTTAGGTCTTGTAAGGTTCTGTGAAAGACCCGACATAGGTTTAGCATCTGCAATAGAACAGATTTTGTCAGCGTTGAAATCTGTGGTTTGTGCATCATTCAGCACATAGGCGTTAGCCGATACATCAAACACGCAACCTTCATAGGCGCTGAACATGATGTAATCAACTTCATTACCGTTTGCATCATAAAATGCAGGGTGAAGTTTGAAACCAGCTTTGGGGGTATCAGAAACCAGAAGCGCTTCTTTGCGGATATGATAGCCCAGATCAGCTTTTTCAAGCCTAATGGGTACTCTGCAATAGTACACTTTGGGCTGATAAATCATAACCTGACCGTTAGAACCATCTTCGGCATAATCGGCATCCCCGAACCATGCGTTAATAGTTCCATCATCGGCAACATTACAGCGCATACGACCACCGAACATAGCCCACTTGTTAAACGCCGTACCAGCGGTAAGTCCTGCCGCACCCTGAATACGGGTGAAAGACTTATTAAGGTAATCAACGACCAATCCAGCAATGCTTTCATCAATCGTATAACCCGAAATAAGCTGAAGTTTGTACATTTCAACTTCCAGTTCATCCAGACGGGGAATAACGCCGCCTTTAGCACCCAAAAGCTGAATGATAACTTCCAGTTTTGTAGAATACAGATCATCGGGAAGGTTAAGGACATTACCGCCAAGGGCGGTAATAATCCTGTTCAACTGCGTACCTGTAAGCATTTACATCATCCTTTCTATGCTGTCCGTTTCCATACATTTACCACCAAATAAGGGGGCATTGTATCAACTGAAGTGTTTGTGGTATAGCCAACAGTAACGTTAGCGCTTAATGTGCCTGAATGGTCTGTATTGGCGGTTCTGTAGGCTTTACCGTTACCGCTTGAATAAGTACCATTCACGTTCACAAAGCCAACCGTACTACTGTTATACGCAACAGGTGAACCGTGTTTATGGGAACTGGAAGCTGAACCGCCTTTACTACCAGCGGAATAAGTATCACCAGCGGAAAGAAGGAATTTGTCTTTAACTCTTTCCCACGTTCCACCCAAGGTAGTGTTCGGGTTATCATTTCCAGCGGTAATGAAGATTGAACCAACGGGGTAAATAGCATCCACAATAGCCGTTTTCAGCACCGCCACAACCGCCGCCGCTTCTGCATTGGTAGAAGCCAACTTTGCAGGGGGCAACATTCCCGTTATATTTTCATCCCCTAAACTATGGGTATGGTTTTCATTGGAAGCATGAATATCTTCAGGGGTAAGGTTTGCCAAATCTAAGTCATTTCCAACATAGAAATGCCAATCCCTATGAACCCTAACAGTTTCATCTTCTGTAGCCGCCTGACCAAAGGCAACGCCACGCCCACCGTTTTTGAAGTGGATAGCATAAGCGGAACTATTGATATGCCTTACATAAGTAACAGACTGAAGCCCATCTGTAAGGGTGAATTCAATATCATATTCTTCATCACTTGACAGATCACCGTTACCAATCAGCTTAGTAACGCCGCTTGTAAGATTACCAGCGCTATAGGTTTCACCTGTTGAAATGCAAGTGTAGCGTATGGAACAAGTGACCGTATTGTGTTCACCAACAGACGAATAATCAAAGATACCCCTGATTCTTGCATAATGACCATCACTTGAAAGCGTACCTAAAGAATTACACCGTCCAACTTCCAAAGACTGAAAGAAAGGCGGTAAATAGTCGTAAACGGTAATGCTTTTGGTTACGGTTGCTTGTCTACCTCTTGAATCCGTTACCGTACCCGTTACAGTCAGCGTACCAGCTTCAAGACTTGCCACCAACAGGTTTTCATTGATTGATGTATAGTTGCCGCCTGATAAGGTATAACCCACAACAGTTGAACCATATACACCATTATAACCAGAAAGCGCCGCTGTGATTGTGGTTTTATCCACGATAGCAACGCCCCAACCAGTTGTATCACCGTTGATTGTCAACGTGATTGAACCAGCCGTTGGAACAACGCTTGAAGGAACATCAACTTCAACCTGAAGGGTTTCAGTACCGATCAGAACCCCACCAGAATCATAGGTTGCACACGAAATAGTCATATAGCCAATGACCGCATCAGGTATAGCGCTAATCCATGACGGGGGAACTGTGAAGTTATGCTGAAGGTTTCCAGCCGCAAGGGTGAAGGTGTTTGAATAACTCCCAACCTGATAAGTCAGAATATGGGAAAAAGTCGGGTCATTCGGGCTAATTGTGGTTGTGATAGCCGAACCAAAATTGACCTTATCAACATCCGTTTCAATAGCCGAATACCGAATACTGTAAGTAATTCTGATTTTCGGTAATGTGGTAGACCTGACATAATAGTTCCAACTGCCTGAAGCCGTTGCGGAACTGTGATAGAAACAGAATCCGTTCTGACCGTTCAGAAGCCCGTTTAACAGCCTTTCATTTATGGTACACCACTTAGCTTGACCACGGGTGAAAGAACCGATTACAAGCCCGTTAGAAAGTTCTGAAGTGGAAGGTGTTCCACTTGCACCCGAACGGGTTGTATTGTTTATCTGAACAGCCGTTGCCGCATCTGAACCGTGTGAACTGCTTGCACGTTGGAAATAGATTTCGACCTTTTCAACCTGAACACTACTATCAATAGTGTTTCTAAGTCTTTGAAGATCAGCATTTGAAAACCAGCAATAACCGAAATAGATTTTGGTTGTGCTGTTATTGTAGTAACCTTGAATGATTTCCCCAGTATGATACCATGAAGTTTGATAGCTTGCCATACTGGAAGCGGTAAGTTCTAATGTGTTAGACATTCAAAGCCACCCCCTTTAGCTTCCAATCCATTTCAAGCCATAGCCTGTTTCCGTTGTAACCCACGCAAACAATTCAGTATCACCAACACCGAACAAAAGGCGCTGTGTAATTTGTGCTTCTGTGATATACAACTTACGGTTACTGATATAAGCAATTTCTTCACCGTCCTGAAGGAAGGAAATCTTTTCATTGCTTATTTTGGTTTTGAATGCTGAACCAACAGCGCCCAATTCCAAACCATTTGTTGAATATCTCATGTAGGTTTGAACACCGTTTACAAACTGCCTGATTTCACCTGTTGACGAATCAACATAGGTTTGAAGGTTTTGGGCGGTAAGGGTCAGATCATCCTTTGTCTGTTGAATCTGTGTTCCAACCGTCTGTTTGTAGGTTGTGTATTCACCTTTTCCAACATAGTTCTGAAGCACCGTCTGTAAGATTGAAGTTTCAGTTGAACCAATAACAGCCGTTAAGGTTTCTTCCTGTTCATTGATTGACTGAATGATTTCATTCAAATCCAGATCAACTTCATCCCTAAGACCGTTGACCGCTTCCCATGACGAATCACAATAAGGCGTTGTATATTCAACATTCCCGTTGGAATAAGTGATTACCGACCTTACCCAGATGTATTTATTAGCTTCCCACGTTGGGGGTGTGGAAGTCCATTCACCACCCGTTGGGGTTACTTTAGATGTAGACAAGTAAAATTCATCATCAATACTTGTTACACCAACACCATCCTGACCGTCAACGCCATCTTGACCATCTTGCCCGTCAGCACCATCCTGACCGTCAACACCATCACGCCCATTCTGTCCATCTTGACCGTCACGCCCGTTTTGACCTTTAGCGCCAGCAATACAGGTAGGGTCTGAAGTGGTAACAGTACCATCTTCATATTCGGTCTTGACCCTTGACCACATATACTTTCCTTCAGTCCATTCAGGAGCAACGGTTGACCATGAACCGCCTTGAAGCTGTGTCATTGAAGTTGAAAGATAATATTCCAGATCAACCGAAACAACCATGTTATCAGGCAACGGAATAGTTTCTATCTTTCTTTCAATCTTATCAAGTGATTCTTTCATATCACTTGAATCAGAATGAATTTTATCTGTCAATGTACGTTTTACAGCGCCAAGTGTAATTTTAGACGAATCGGGTGAACCAAGCGGAATATTAGCTTTTTCCAGAACGTAAGATTCAGAAAGGTTGTGAACCGTACTTCTGACCTGAACCCATTCAAGGAAGTTGAACGTTTCAATTTCAGCGTTGGCGTTATGAAGATCAACCGCCGAAAGTTCAACCGTTTCGGAAAACTTGACCGCTATAGTATCAAGGTATTCCCGTCCTTTAGTCAACAGGTTTGAAGCAATGGTAACATCATCCCAAATCTTTGATGTTTCACGCCGACCATACAAAGCAATTCCAGAACTGTTTTCAATGTAATCCTTATTTTGATTCACGGTTTCAACCGTTAAGCGCTTTCTTATCGGGTCACCATGTTCATCATACGCTTCAATTTCAGCGCCCAAAGGAATCAGCACCGAAAACGTTTCTTTGGAATCGGTTTCTATAAACAGATCAGTAAGGTTTTCACCAAATTCAATGACCTGTGTTGACGTGTCCAAATCTTCAGCATTGACATAATCAAGGTAAATACCGCTTTGGGTGTATCTTGCCTTGAAATAACCGCCATGTGTAGCCTGAAGCCGTGTTTGCAATACTTCCCAATGCCCCAGATAATCAATACTTGAATAAGCAACGTAATTATTGGGGTCTGTAACCGTGATATTGCCAACAAAGATTTTTTTTCCAGTATCACATTTGGCGTTATACGAATCCAGAACCAATTCAACAAATTCCTGAATTGTACCCTGAAATTCAAATGGTCTGAATTTGAAATCATTCAAACGGGCAAGCAATTCTTCACACTTATACTTGATAGCGTTTTTGAATTGGCGCTGTGTCCAAATCGGTCTAAACTGATAAATCTTCAGATCATCCTTATAGACCGTAAGAATAGAACTGATTTTGTCAATGCTTCCATAAAGTGGGTGGTTTGGGTAAATGGTAAACGTCAAAGAACCAAACTTATTAGCTTCCAGTTCCAAAGTAGGCGCTGTAACGCCTATTTCATCTATACGGGGGTCAAACAACAGTTGACCGTCAAGATAAATAGAATACATTACAGCACCCCTTCCAACCACTTCAGGGTAATGGTTGTATTACCTGTAACCGTAAGGATTTCAGGCGAATCAGTAACCACTATCCCAGCAATCTGACGTGTTCCAGCCGAAACCGTATAGCTGTTATTCTTATAGGTCAATGTAACAGAAGAAGTTCCTGTTGTGGTAATGGTAGGAATAACGGTTTTCCGCATTGCTTTCAACACGATTTCCATATTACCAGTAACATTGAACGTCAACACGGTTTCCCTATGGGATATTTTGTAAGGTTGGCAAGTCATAGTTACTGTTACCTTACTGATACCCTTTGACGTTTCAATTTTGACTTCATCCACACGCCCGTAATAATAAAAATCGGGTTCATCCGTGAAAGTCACCTTCTGAACCCGACCTAAGATAAACGCCTTAAAAGAATCAAGAATAGTTCTATGACTTTCCTTCAGCGCCGCACAAGTGAAAACCATTTCAACTTCACGGTTTTCATATTTGATTTCCCCAGCCCATTCAGACAAATCCAAAGAACCATCTGCACCATCAACGTTTACCCTGTACAGTTTGGGCTTAGGGGGTGAAACAGAATGTGAAGAAAGAACCAATTCAAAATCATAATACGGGTTCATTCTTACACCGTTCATGTTTTCAAATTCAGCAAAAATCACGCCCTGTTACCCCCTTTCCATTCCATAATTCTGTTCAGTTCTGCGTTCATTTCAGGGGCAAGTTCACCAACCAGCACACCCGAATCAAGCACAACTTTTCTATTGGTTGCGATTATCGGCAAATACATAGTAAGGAAATCAATCAATCTATCAAGCCTTTCCTTCAGATCATCTTTTTCATCCTTGAAAGCCTTTTCAAGATTCAACCTGATTGATTCAACCGCTTCCATTGTACCGCCAACAGAAGGTTTCCAATCATTGATACTATTAACCCTTGCGTCAACAGTCGGGGCAATAGTCCCAAAGTCGGTTTCTTTAATCCTGTTTGCAAGATCAGCAAGCGGTTCAATAGCTTCATCGGCATTTTCAGAGATACCAGCACCCAAACCTTCATCAAGGAATTTACCGATACCAGCAAAGACCTTTGACGGGGAATGAATACCAAAGAAACCCTTTACCTTACTGACTATGCCACTACAAAAGCCGCTTACTTTATCCCAAAGCCAGCCAGCCGCCCCAGAAATACCTTCCCAAAGCCCTGTAACCATGTTCTTACCAATGTTGATAAGTTTGGAAGGAAGTTCTGCAATCGGCTTGATAATTGCATCTTTAATACTGTTCCAAATGTTGGAAGCTGAAGTTTTCAGCCCGTTCCAGACGTTCACCAAACTATTCTTGATGTTATTCCAAACATTGGTAACAGTATTTTTCACGTTGTTCACCGCCGTTGAAATGGAAGATGTAATACCATTCCAGACGTTGGAAGCGGTTGACTTGATACCATTCCAGATGTTAGTAACGGTTGACTTAATACCATTCCACACATTGGTAACAGTATTCTTCACGCTGTTTACTGCATTACTGATAGCGGTTGTGATACCGTTCCACACATTAGAAGCGGTTGTTTTAATGCTGTTCCACACGTTGGTAATAGTTGATTTGATACTGTTCCATACGTTTGTAACGGTATTCTTTGCGCTATTAACAGCGTTGGAAATAGCCGTTGTGATACCATTCCAAATATTGGAAGCCGTTGTTTTAATGCTATTCCAAACATTGGTAACGGCTGTTTTGGTTGCATTTACCGCATTACTGATAGTGCTTGTAATGCCGTTCCACACGCTTGAAGCAAGCCCCTTGATACCATTCCACACGCTTGACAAAGCCCCTGAAATGCCGTTCCAAATGCTTGAAATAGCACTTCCAAGGTTCTGTAACGCACCTGTGATAACGGTACAAATTCCCTGCCATGCCGCTGAAGTGAAACCTTTGATATTGTTCCATCCAGCACTAATAGCCTGACCGATACTTGAAATGATAGTTCCAATACTACCGACCAAAGCACCCAAAGTCGAAATAACAGCTTGCCAAACCGCCCTTGCACCTTCCACCGCTACACTTGCAAGGTTCGGAATTAACTGCATAATGCCTTGACCGATACCCTGAATGATTTGGGGTAATGCTCTAACCAGTTCAACTACAATTTGGGGTATAGCCGCAATTATAGCCGCTACTAACTGGAAAGCTACCTGAACGATTTGGGGAATACCACTAACAAGGAACTGCACGATACCCGTAACGATAGACGGTAAAGCCTGAATCAATGACGGAATAGCCTGTAAAATGCCCTGTGCAAGCCCCTGAATCAGCGTTAAACCAGCCTGAAGTAATGACGGTAACTGACTAATCAAGCCCTGTACAACCGTCAAAACAGCCTGTACAGCCATAGGAACAAGTTGCGGTAATGCTTGACCAATACCTTGAACCAATGAAGCTACCAACTGAACCCCAGCCTGAACCAATGCAGGAAGATTCTGAATAACCATTTGTGCCACCGAAAGCACAATCTGATTTACAGCAGGAATCAACTGCGTAAGTGCCTGAACTACCGCCTGAAGGATAGAAGAAACAGCCGACAACAAAGAAGGAAGAATAGCGTTGACCAATGACGGTAATTTTTCAACGATCATCGGGGCTAACTTTTCTACCAGTTGGGCTACACCTTTCAAAGCGGTTTCAACACGGGGAATAATGTTTTGGGCGAATGTTGCAACGCTTTCAACCAGATTATTCAGAAGTTGGTCAAAGTTGGCGTTATCATCGGCAATACCAACCATCATGTTTTTCCAAGCCGCTTTCATCATTCCAGCACTACCCGAAATAGTTGAAGCCGCTTCTTTGGCGGTTGTTCCCGTGATACCCAATTCACCTTGAATAACATGGATAGCTTCATAAACATCCGAAAGGTTGTTTATGTCATACTTGATACCTGTGATTTTTTTGGCATCTGCCAACAGGCGTTCCATTTCGGTTTTAGTGCCGCCGTAACCCAATTTAAGGTTATCAAGCATGGTGTAATTCTGCTTTGCAAAACCCTGATAAGCCGCCTGAATGGAATCCATTGAAGTACCCATTTTGTTAGCATTATCAGCCATATCAGTAACCGCCATATCTGCGACCTGTGCCGCCTTGACACTATCACCGTCAAGGGAACTAATCAACGCCGCTGAAAAACTTGTTACCGTGTTCATGTACTCATTAGCCGATAACCCAGCCGATTTATAAGCGTTATCAGCGTTCTGAAATACTGTGGTTTGGGCTTGCGTTAGTGCATCATATTCACCACGCACCTGTTCAACGGTCTTTCCAACTGAAGCCGCATATTCTTCAATGGATTGTCCACCAGTACCGAACAGGGTTTCCACACCGCCAACCAACTGTTCATATTCTGCATAGCTTTCAACAGCCGATTTCACCAAAGCAACACAAGCGGTTGCCGCCGCTGTTACAGCCGCCGCCGTAACAGTACCAATCTTCTTAAATGCTGAACCGATTTTGTCCCCAGCACTTGAAGCCTTATTGGTGGTTTCGTCAATCTGTTGGTTTGCTTCAGAATTGTTTACTGCAATCGTACCGAACAGCTTAAATAGTTCCATCTTTTACCCCCTTTCCTGTGTATTCGGGTGGGGAAAAGTCTGAAAGTATGGATTTTGAACTTTCAATAGTTGCCTTGATTACATCCACGTCAATCTTCTGTGTTGTTTCAGGGGCAACTTCCAACGATTTACGGAATTCGTCAAAGGTCTTTTCATAAATCTTGTGAATCCAAACATCCCACGCTTTGGTTTCAACCAGATCATCAAACAGTTCCCTTATCCATTCCAGAAAGCGCCCCTGTTTCAACATCATGTTTATCAACGCTTCAGGGTTGGCGTATCTTTTATAGATCAGATCAGCAAATTTTACTGACCCAAATCCAGAGATTTCAAGACAACCTTGAAAAAATCCTTGAATTCATCACACTTGATAATTCCAAGAATCAGTTCGTAAGCATCCACGGGGGAAAGATTAGCCACTTCTTCAGGTTTCATGTTTGCCATAGAACCCATGAAAGCATACAGTTCCTTCTTACAGGCGTTCACATTTTTCAGAAGTACACCCGTCACGTTGAAGAAAACGCTTGCACCAATCTTTTCAACGTCCTTACCGTTTTTACGAATCAGCGCCGCTACATCAACGCCGCTAAAACAATCCTTGAATTCCTGAATACCAATCTTATTCAGAATGGTAGTCACGGAAAACATATCATCAAAGCACAACTTCCTAAGTTCAAAACCCATACAGATCAACCTTTCTTATCCGTTATTGTTTCCCCATTAAGTGGTAGGGGTGGGGGTATAAATGTGATAAGGCAGAATATCCGCTTCAGGCGAAAGTTCAGCGTAACATTCAAACGTTGCAGGGAACACACCATTTTCTTTGTTCTTACCTTCCACACTCATACCAGAAGTGCAGATAGCATAATCAAAGATAATAATAATGGGTTCACCCGTAATCTTGTGACCAATATAACCAAAGTTGGTAATATAGTCACCTTCTTCAATGACACGCTTCGATTCAATCACATCGTAACCGTCATATTCAGAAGTACCTTCAGCGCCAACAATGCACATCTGCATAAGTTCACGGGTCATTTCAACAATGTTGGTTTCAATGTTCGCCACTTCCCCAACCTTGATAGCCAGACCCTTGACCTTTACAAGCGCACCGTCAACTTCGATATTCTTAATTTCGGGAACAATGGAAACCTTAGTACCGCCAGAAGTAGCACCAATAAGAGATTCTTCAAAGTTCCAACCCTGATAGTAATAAGTACCAGCCGAAAATTCAGGGGCAGTAGAACCCGTAACATGGGTGTAGATATAAGAACCAGCAGTACCCGAACGGGTGTAATAATTTGCGTAATTAGTACCCCAATCAGACGGCTTTTTAGTCAACTCATAGTAACCAAACGTCAAGTTCTTATGGATAGTACCAGCGCCCAGCATGATATTTTCAGGGGTCTTTTCGGTAATACCAGAACTTTTAAGTTCTTCCCAAGCCATACTTTATATCCTCCATTCTTTGATAGTCAACCTGATTTCCATACGCTTGATTTCTTCATCCTGCGTTGGAATCGGTATTGAATCCGACCAAAAAACCGCTATTCCCCTTCCAGAAGGAAGAATAGCGGTTTTTCCATTGATAAACAGGGCTTTGATTGTTTCTTTGGCAGTTTCAAGCGCAAGCCATGAACCACGGGAATATCCTGTAAGAAGAAATGTAGATTCTTCCAGTCCATCTTCTGTTAGCGGTTCACTTTCGGTATATTCCCCAACAAAATAGGGGTAAGTGATTGTACCGCCAAATTCGGCAAACTGATAATTGATACCAGCCGCACTAAGCACGTTTCCAACGAAAGCCAATGATTCAGCAATCACGAACCACCCACCCCCTTTATTTTGTTTTCAAATGACCGTTTCAAGGCGTTCTTTTTCTGTTCAAACGCTGAAAAAAGCGCCCGTGTTCCTTTCTTACCATCGGTTTTGTAGTAATCAACACCATTCTTACCGTGTACGATCACAACCTTACCCTGATAAGTAGGTTTCTTTGTTCCTGTGTAGGTATCAACCCGAACAAACCACGGGGTTTTTCTACCATTGCCCTGTTCGGCATGAACACCAGTTCCGAATTCTTCCCATATAGCGTTTTCATCGGGTGAACCAACAGTACATTCACCCTGCGATTCATCCACATGATAAGAAAAGGAATTTCGTGTTTTGCCTTTGTCAACCCTGCTATTACGTTTGGTTTGCGCTTCCAGTTCACCCCCAGCTTCATACAGCCAAGATATACCAGCCCTGTGAAGCGCATCTTTTACAACAGCCGAATTATCTTCAAAAGCCATATCAAACACCGCCCGTATATTTCAAGTAGATTTCCCATTGGCGGTTTAACTCCATTGGGTTATCTAACAGGGTAATTTGATACACCTTACCATTAACCAGCATCCTTGAATTTTCAGATGTAATTCGGTTGTCTAAAGCAACGTAATCACCTATGAAAATGTGGGTTGATTCTTGAATCTTTGCGGAATACGCTTCAATCTTTGCGTTACCACTCATAAGATCAAGCCAACCCCAAAGGGTTTGTACTGTTTGCCATGTGGGAACGGCTTCAGCAATTTCATTTTTGGTAACGGTCTGAATTTGAATTGTAGCGGTTACGTTTCCACCGATCATTTTCAAAACCTCGCTTTCATATACGGGGTCAAGAAACTAATCAAACCAGACGGATAACCCATAATTGCATTACCGTTAGCCACATCCACATAACTGACCGTATGCCTTGAAATGGTTTCTGAAGCAATACCGACCTTATCACGCTTTTCATAATCCCAGAACATTAAGCCAGCTACACCGATACGAACATCATAAGGATATTCGACCTTAGTAACCAGCGCATAGGGTTCATCAAACAGCGTTTCATTCAGGGTCATAGTATATGTTTCAATACCCGTTATTTCATAGACACCGTTGTTATACTGTGATTTGGAAATCATGACCGTATCACCGATAGAAAAGAAAGGTGAAACAATCCCCAATTTACCCCCAGCAACAGCACATTCAACCCGTTTTCCACGGTTCTGAAAGTTATTATTGGTGAAAGCCCGAACCGCTGATTCAAGTGCTTTCAATTTCATGGTAAGCACCGAATCAGCGGTTGTATCTTTGGGATATAGTGCCTTATATTCGGCAAGGGTCATAATCATGGGGAATCACCCCCAGATCACGGGGCAAAGTTCGCAATAACGACCTTTTCCGCATTGGTGAGCGCAACACCGTAATACTTAGACACCGTAATTTCATGGGTCTGTGTACGGGGCTTCCAATCATGGTCAACCTGAATATCTTTCTTCAGGAAGATAGTAAGGGCAGGAAGTTCATCTTCCGTGAATTCAGTTTCATCGGAATCAGGTTCGGTCTTGATAATAACGTTGGCATAATGTGCCACAACCGCCGCAACACCCTTAGTAGTGGTTGCAACAGTAACCACCAGAGAACCAGAAGAACCGTACTTAGTGACTTCCACAACGGGAACACCAGCACCTTCCTTACCAGTATCTTCAGTAGCAGTAACCACCGCACCGCTTGCGCTCCAAGTGTAGCAGGAAACCGCAGGGTCAGTAGAAGCGTTCAGCGCCGCCGCAATGCCAGTAGCGTTACCAGTCGGCGTATCAGTAGAAAGGGCGAAATCAACGCCAGCAATCAGTTCAACGCCGTTCACCTTGATACGATCACCAGCAATAGCCTTAGTGCCAATAGTGATAGTGTACACACCAGTAACAGCACTAACAGCTTCAAAATAGGCAACCTTCTTAGACTTCTTGACCCAGCAACCAGCAATCTTACCGATAGCGCCGTTGATAGCCACACCAGCTTCAAACTTATCAGCGGAAAGGAAATCAGAATCTTTCAGAAGGGTGGTTTCCTGCTTCGGGTGAATGAACATCACCTTATCAACACCATCTTCTTCATCAACGAACTTTCCAACCGCTTCAACGATACCAGCATAGCCAATATCAGCCGCCGTACCATTATAGATATTGTTGGAACGGTAAGCCGCTTCCAGAACATCATTGTCAACCTTACCAGCAACAGCCTTAGAAAGCTGACTTTCAGCCTGACCAACAGGATTACCCAGACCGCTGTTAATAGCTTCCTGCGTAATGCCAACCGCTTTCATAGCCTTTTTGACCGTGAAAGTTTCCTTATCCGTGTGCATTTCGGTAAGTGCGACTTCATCACCTTCAGCAACATCAACCGCATCACCGATATACGCCCACTTCGGAACAGTCTTAGTATCACCCGCAACGCCCTGAAGGGTAGTATCTACCTTAGCATAGGGGGTAATTTTAAGCTGTGCTTCAATCTTCGCATCAATCATGTCACCCATAACTTCAGGGTTAATCATGTTCTGCATCATAGTAACGCCCATAATTCAAACCATCCTTTCTTAGCCGTTCATAATTTGCTTGTAGCCTTCGGGGTTGTCCTGATAGAACTTAGCCCGTTCAGCATACGGTTTCTTCAGAAATTCCGCTTTGGTCATACCCTGACCGCCGCCGTTGCTACCATCAGGGGGCAACTTCTTTTCTTCAACGTGACTTCCAGCACCCGAACCAGATTCAAACTGTGTGGGGAACTGCGTTTTCAAACCAGCAATCTTATCATCAATACCCTTGATTTTGCCGTTATCATCCAGTTCCAGCGCACCCTTTTCCTTCAGCTTGAACATCATATAATCAGGGTCAACAACCTTAGCATCCCTAAGCGCCAACTGTGCCGCCGCTTCAATCTGTGCTTCTTTAAGCTGTGTCTGAAGGGTGGTAATGGTCTGTTCGTATTCCGAAACCTTACCCTGAAGCTGTTCATTACCAGCGTTACCTTTCTTCAGTTCGGCAATCAGATCATTGGCGGTTTTCAGTTCGGCAATCTTAGATTCATGGTCAGTTTTCAGCTTACCATATCGAACATCAAGGTTTTCTTCCCCAGCCGTGAAAATCTTATTTTCCTTCATGCCGTTCAGAACTTTGGTAACGGTTGCTTCATCCAGTCCGATAGAAGTCAAAAGTTCCTGCAAAGTCATATTCATTCATCCTTTCTATTACGATTTTTACGGGTTACGTCCCGAATCATTCAGAATTGGGTTTTACGTTCCCCAACGTTTGACTTGCAAACAAATAGCGCCTGTAAAGGCGCTATTTACCAATTATCATTCCCGTCATCATCGGCATCATACGGGGTATCATTTGTGATACATTCTTCAACTATGCTGATAATTTCATCTTCATCCGTTCCCCTGAACTTGAAAACAGGGAAGTTTTCATGAAACTTTTCAGCATATTCTTTAAGTAACAGGTCAAGCAAGCTATCACCCCATCTTAGAAATTTCTTTAATCATATCTTCCCAAACACCATATGATTTCGGAAGATATTTCTTGATAGTGGAAAGACTTTCAGGGTTGGTTACTGTTGCACTTGTCATTTTTGCAAACGCTTCCATTGCCAAACCGCCGTTTCTTCCACCAATCATTCTTTTTGTCCAGTAGGTTTTTCCATGACCGAACCCACAAGAAATTTTACCACGGGTAGCACCTTCCAGCATATCAGAAATATCACTTCTGCCGAAAGAAGATATTCCTTTTATTTCACGTTCAAGGAAGGAATAAGCAAGTGATTTAGAATACTTTGGTTCTCCACCGACCCATTTACCGTAATCTTTGAAGAAATCAAAAGACCAATCACTTATATACCCTTTATCATGAAGATATTTCCAATCCCCTGAATGTGCTTTCCAGTCGGTTTTGATTGCTTTATCATAAGCATCAATCAAATCCTTAACTTCTGATTCAATCGTTTGGGGGAACAATCCATTTTTATAATTTATTGAAAATCCCCTGAATCCGTTTCCAGCCTTTGACTGTGCCAAATTATCAATTCCATGACCTGATTCATGGAATGTAACAGCATAGGGGGCTTCCCAGCTTGAACCAGTTGCGTCTTTCTTCGTGTGAATGTGGATATTGCCAGAACTACCTTCACAATATGCCGAACTTTCGGTTATTGACCTTACCCGAATATCCTTTTCAAACACATTCCACGCCTTGACCAAATCTTGATTTTCACATTCATCCAGCTTATCATGTAAGGCATCGTAAAAATCTTTACCTGTCTTTGTTGCCAGATCACATGAATAATCACGGTTTGAACCGCTTGTGGTTGCGCTTGTGGCAAGTGCTGAAGGGTCAATACCCATATACACCCTTTTATATTCGCTGAAATCTGCCGTTTTGTCAAGTCCAAAATAAGCCGCCCTATCTTCAAGGGTTTTCAGTTCATCGGCATCCAACGCCCACTTAGCCCGTTGCAACAGGGTACATCTGCAATTCACATCTTCACGGGCAACGCCAAAATCAGCAGGGTACATAGCTTCATTACCATCTATTTCAAATGGTTCATCAATGGGCTTAATAACGCCATCAAGTAACCTGTGATTAGGTCTTGTACGCCCGTCCAGCGTTGCACACCATTGTTTTACTATGTCAGCACCCTTAGACTTTGCCACCTGTTGGGCTTGATAACCAGATTCACATTGAACCCTATGCCCTTCAGTACGGGCTATTCTGATTGACCTGTTCAAGCCTATATTCATACGGGCATTGATATTTCGGGCTATTTCATCCCATGAAGCGCCTGAAGAAACGCCCCGTGAAAGATTAGCCCTGATTGAATCCTTCAGTTCCTTTGTATCAATTCCCAAACGGGCATACAGTCCATTGGAAATCTTTGAATCAGTCTGAAGGGCTTTCACAACCATTTCATTATCAATAGGCGCTATAATCGGAATACCTTGACCCTGAAGGTCATACATAACACCTAAATACCCGTTAGCGTAAGACTTACCCAGAAAGTCAGAAATTGAATTAAACTGTTCCGTGTTCAAAACGTCCAGCGTTCCTTCAATCTGCTTCAGAATAGCTTTCTGATAATTGACCTGATAAACGATAGAAGCAAGGTTTTCGGTATCAGTTCGGGCTAACAGGGCTGAAATGTTCGCTTCAACATCCCTTTGGGCTTTTCGGTAAACCTGTTTCAGTTCTTTAATAGTCCGCTGTTCATCCGATAGCTGAACACCCATTACTTCTTTTTGCCGCTTATTCATCAACCATCACCTGATTTAAGGCGTTCAGATCATCCTTTGTGGTTTCTTCTTCATCCTGAACAGGCAACTTTGACTTGATTTCTTCATAGTCAATATCCAGCACTTCACAAATAGACTGAATAATAGTTTCATCATCCAGCCTACCAGCAAGCCCAAGAAGGGTATTGATTTTGACCTGTTCAGTTTGTGCATCCGTCAGTTCGATTTGTGCGTTGTCTGCCGCATTGGTCATAATTTCACGCTTGAAGTCAAACCAAACATCCTTCAGCCTGTAATCAGTACCGTTTACACGGTTCACTTCATCCAGAACCACTTCAATAATCTGCTTCAGAAATGCTTTCAGCTTGATTTCCAGCTTATTAGCTTTCAGATCAAGCAGGGCATAACGTGACTTGATTACTACGTTGGTTATGTTTCCATCCCCGACCATTGACGAATTGAAAGCCATACCAAAGCGGTAAATGTTCTTTTCGTCAAGTTCGGCTTTCTTCATTCGGGCTTCATACGGAATATCAACTGTGTGGGTTTCAATGCCACCACCGTTATCAACCCCAATGTGTTTCTTGACTTTGATGTTCTGCATCAATTCATCAAGATTATCACCCTGAAAGCCCTTAACCACGAACAACGATTCAGCCGCATCCGTGATATTATTGGATAGACCGCAACACATAAGGTCATAATCATCAATCAGTTCCTTAATGGGCTTCAGTCCACTAAACTGTTTGCGGTTGTTATCCAGCCTGAAGAATGGGATAAAGCCGAAAGGCGAACCCCAACGCCCCTTTTCATCCTGTCTGATAATATGGGGTTTCGGATTGGTCTTTTCGCTTTCATCCAGAACAATCTTATTATCTATTTCCACATAATAAGTGACCTGAATAGCATCCCACACCTGAATACGCTTGATAACTTTATGACCTTTTTCAATGCGATCAATATACCAGTAGATCACATAGGCACATTTATCATCTGTATCTTTTGCACGAACTTCCACAACGCCCATAGAATCAGCATATTGGAACTTCAGCCTTTCTTCAGAAGAATAATAGGCATACAGATAATCAAAGCCCTTTGCAATCGTACCAGTAAGAACATCCTGCATTTCCGACCAAAATTCATCATTGAAATAAAGATCAAGCTGTTCCTGAAGTTCGGGAAGATCAGACTTAATAGGGTTATCTTCCATTGCCCCAGAAAGCATATACTGAACCTGTTGGTCAACTATTTCCGTGAAGAACGGGTGGGAAATCTTGATGTTCGACCTGTATTTATCTTCCTGAACAATTCCGTCAGAATCAAAGTAGAACAGGCGGTAATTCTCTATTTCATGCCGCCCTTCATAATACTGTTGACCCCGTTCAGCGCACATCTTTTTTTCAGATGTTCTATCTGAATCCATAAAGGCTTTAATTTCTTGTACTGTAAGCAATCAAATCACCACCTTTAAGGCTGGAATGTGGAAGCAATCACATCAATCAAACCAAGGAACTTCAGAACCGCTTCAGTTGCCGTACCATCATGGGTAAGCGTTAATACATCGTCATTCTGACCCAGAAGCAAGTTATCATCTTCAATATCCAGAAGTGACATTACTTCATGCCGATCAACACCAACCACACCGAAAGCCGCACACATCGTAACCGCAAGCGCATAACGCAGTTTCCTATTTGCATCCTTCAGCGCAAGGATTTCAGCCGCAACATCCATAGGTTCATCAGGGGCAGGAATTATCCCAGTAGCACTTTCGGAAACCTTAGCCGTGAACACATCAAGCGTTATGATTTCTTCAGTAGTGGTATTGGTTATCTTCAGAATACCCCTGATAGTTCCTATTTTGTTATACAGGGAAGCAGGGAACACAACGCTTACAACGTTATCCGTGATTGTACCCTGTACGGGGTTACAGTCCGTACCATCTGCACGAACAAAATAACCAACCGCTGTATATCCCGTAAGGGAACACGGTTGATTATCCCGAAATACTTTGACCGTCCATGTGTGGGCTTTTTGGTCACCTTTGGTCATATTAGGCATAGCAAGAAGCTGTTTCAATCCCACCCAGAAGGGTTTGTTCAGATCAACTTCTTTTTCGATTACCCAGCCATTCAATAGAACACCCCCTTCTGTCAATACATCCACGGTTTAGTTCCAACATACTTTTCAACAGCATAGCGCATAGCATCCATAAGGTGGTTGAAATCATCAACGGGTTCATTCAGCATCTTACCGAATTTATCAACCTTGAACGTGTAGTTGCTTATTTCGGTAAGGAAGTTCACACAACGGGGGTGAACTATGATTTCAAAGTTCTGAAGATACTGAATACCATTGGCAACAGAATCTTTTCCCTTCTTAGCGCCCTTGATTCTAAGCCCCAATGAAGCTAATTCGTCAATGCTCTTTGGTTCAGCACTATCAGCGGTAATCTTTTCTTTCTGATAGTGCATTGAAACTATCCGTTCATGTATCTTTGCATTTGACAACCCCTTTTCATACAGTTCATCCCACACATACAGCTTCATTCCAACTGTATCAATGAACCCTATGAAAAAGGCGGTTGGGTCATTTGTATAACCAAAGTCTAACCCAGCCGCCGTATCACAATGACTTACTTCTTCCAGCTTGAATTCACGTTCTGACCAGTTTTCAAAAACAAGCCCGTCCACGACCCCCCAATTACCTAAGCCAGCAACTTGAAAACGCCGAGGGTTATTCACCTGCATACGGGTGAATAATTCCTTATCTGCATCATCCAACCATTCATTACATTGATAGTTGGTTGTGATTGCTAATATGTTGCATGGGTCAACAGCATCGAAAAAGCGCCGCTTCATCCAATGACGTTCATTCCACGGGTTGAAGATCAATGTAACCTGTTTGAATAAATCCTTTGGACATTCACCACGGATTGATTCATCAAGCATATCAAAATCACTTTCATTCATGATTTCATAGGCTTCTTCAATCCATAGCCAACATAAAGCGCCAACCCCAACCGTGATTGAAGTTATCTTCATCGGATCATCAAGACCCCGAAAGTATATCTTCTGACCCGTTGGTTTATAGGTCATTTCAAGGGGGCTTTCCTTGATTTCCCAATTAGCGCTTACCCCAAAACGATTTATAGCCCACCTTAATTCTGTGAAACAGGAATCTTTGATTGTTCTGTACACCTTACGTATAACCAGAAGATTAGCGTTCGGGTATTCCATCATTCTGTAAATCAAGTTTAAGGCGGTTGTTTTACTTTTTTTGCTTGCGCGTGAACCTTTGCACACCCTGTAACGCCCTTTGAAGTTCCAGAATGTACCGTAACCCTTACCGACAATATCAGGTAGGTAAATCTTATTCTGTTTAGTCAACCAGATCACCCGAACCAGAAATAACAACTGGAACAGTACCGTCAACATTTACCTTATCGGTAAACAGGCTGTACCGTTTCCCCAGAAGTTCAGCCGCTTTCAGTCGGTCTTTCGTTGAAACTTCAATGTTCGTTTTCTCTTGATACCCGTCACCAACGAACCTTAAAGTTTCATCGGTCATTTCGCCACGCATTACAGAAGTTAGGTATTGCATGACTTCAGCCGCTTCAGCGATTTTTTCCGAATGTGCCGCATCAATTCGGGCTTGAATCTCTGCCTGAAGGTCAGGTTTGGTCAATAATTCATCTGCTATCTGCTTTGCGCTCTTTGCGCTATATCCAGCACGAATAGCCGCTTGCGCTCCATTCAGATCAATCAAATATTCGTCAATGAACCGCATTTGCTTCTTAGTCACGATTTCACCCCCTTTCTGTATTTCGCAAACAAAAAGAAAACCAAAGGAAGAAATCAATTCTTCCTTTGGTTTCCCATATTATAATTATATCATGCCCGTCAAGTGCCGTTTACTGCCGCACGAATCACCGAATTTAATGATTTCCAGCTTCTTCAACGCCCTGCTATGAATCTTGAACATCTTTTCACGTTCTTCTTCAGTATCATCAAAGCCCAGCTTACCCCGAATATCATTCCATGAAAGGAATTCAATATAGCGCATCCGCATAATCAAATTTTCATCAGGGTTGGTAAGCTGTTCAATCAATTCCCTGATTTCCACTTTCAGATCAACAAAATCATCAACTTCCTTATCAATCAGTTCCTTCAGTTCAATCAATCGAGCTATAGCGTTAGGAATCTTATCACCCGTCATTGACGTTTGAACCCTGTCACCTTCATAAGAAGCTGATATGTTATACAGTATGCTGTTGGTCTGTTCCAATTCTCTAAGGTCAGAATCAATCTTTTCATTCAGGCGGTAAGCCCGTCTAAGATAATCCTTGATTTTCAAATCATTCACCACCTTATTTCAAATATTCTTTGAAAGTGCCAAAATTACAGATTATACAGATGTATTACAGATGTTCCGAACATATCTGTATAAGCATTTTGCACAAATAAATCAGCTCACAAACAGCTGTTATTTTGTACACCTTGCACAATTTTAAGGAAATAATTACAGATATACAGATGTACCCCAATCTTCTTTATATTTTCAAATCATAGTTTTTGATTTTCAATTTCCAAATTTCAAAAACTATAACTAATAAAAATATATAATATAGGGGGGTCTACATCTGTAACATCTGTAATTCTGACCCCGAAAACTCTTGATTTACAAGGGTTTTCGGGCTATACAGATGTATTCGGACATCTGTAATACATCTGTAATTTTGGGGGTACATCTGTAATTTTGGGGCATCGTTTCAACGGTTACGCATGAAAATAAGTATTACAACGCCAATCAGACTTAGCGCCAGCAACACTACAATAGCCCATTCACCTATCTTGAATAGCGTTTACCAGCTTCATTCCTTCGGCATCCATACATTAGTTCCCTTTCTTCCCATTCAGCTTGATACAGTTGTTTGGCTTCATTCTTTGTATAACCAATGTACACACGATAGCCAAGCCGCCCATTCAACACCCAACGATCATAAGCAAGCCGTTCAATGTATGTAATGGTTTTTCCAGAACTCATAACGCACCATTCAGGATTTCTTCAATCTTATAGAAGAAATCCGTTGCTGACCAAGTAGAAAAATTAGCTTTCTTTTTGCGTTTCGGGTGACGGTTGAAACGTTCATCAATGATTTCAAGCGCATCTTTGATAGCCGTTTCATAGTGTTCCTGTTGCTTATGCAGGGCATCACATTCACCAACACAAATACCATCATCAATCTTTTTCTGTTGGAAATCATCAAGAAATTCCTTCAGGTAGTCAACCGCATCCCTGCCAATCTTGCGTTCCAACAGATCATAGAAGCGTTCTATACCGTCAATGTATTCAAGCTGTTTTTCATCTTCAACGTACACCCGACCAACGCCCAGCGTATTAGCCATTATCCAGCACCACCTTTTCACAATGCTGAACCAACATTGCACGGGTCATAAGACCAACACCGTTAGGAACAGGCGTTTGACGGTCACAACAGTTCGGGTAAATATCCCCGTGAAGTTTGCCATCTGCACCCCGACTAATTCCGCAATCAATGATTACGCCCTTATCGGTACAGAAGTCAATTTCATACTTCCACGGTTTACCAATAGCCGATATAACCGCATCACAATAGAACCCGAACATCTTTATATCTTCAGGCTTTGACTTACTGTGTGCCTGAATTACGGTCATATCAGCATCAATCAGCATTTGAAGCAGGGGTTTCCCGACCAACTGACCCCTGCCAATCAAAAGAACTGACTTACCCGTGAAATCACCTAATTCTTTCCGCAAGATGTACATAACAGCTTCAGGGGTACAGGGGTTGAAATCAGATTCAGGCTTGAACCCGTCCACATCCAGCGAACGGGGAATAGCCCGAACCACTTCTTCAGCGTTAATATGCTTTGGAACTGGAAGCTGAAGAATAACACCTGTCAGCGGTTTCCCGTTCTCATACATGAACTTATTCTGAACAGTCAGATCACGCACGAACTGAACCAGATATTCAGTTGTTACCTGTTCGGTAAAGCTGAAGTGGTGGAAACCGAACCCGACATATTCACAATCTTTCTTCTTACCCTTCATATACGATTCAGAAGCAGGATTGTAACCAACCGAAATGACCGCAAGATTTCCGTAAGTTTCCCCTTTGGAAACCCTGTCTTTGATACCGTTAAGGATTTCGGAAGCATAAGCCTTACAATCAATCATGCCTATCACCTCATGTATCTTAATATCACAGATAACACCGTTTCATAGTTGGTAGTTCCAACCGTCATTACTTTAATGCAATCGGGGCAATAAAGAACCCCAGTACACCCCCAGCGTTTACCAACCTTCAAAATGCTGTTTTTACTGTCAGGGTCAAGGCTTACTTTTTCACGCTTTCCACAACGTGAACAAACAAGTGTGGTTTCCTTATTCATGTTTATCACCGCCCTTACTGTTCAGCGCCCAATATACCGAAACCAAACCCCAATAAACCGCAAGTATCCACGTTGGCGCTGAACCCCCAATAATCACATAAAACATTATTGTCAGCGCAACGAAACAAAGCCATTCTTTCATCAATCATCACCTTCAATCTTGAATTGTGCCAACGGGCAACCGACTTTTTCAGGAAAATCATAATGATACAGGGCTTCAATGTTCTTACGAATGGGGCATTTCTTAGACTGTTCACACGTCTTTTCACAAAACGCACATTCCATAGAAATAACCTGTTCTTCCAGCCATTCAAGGGCATCCTGCGGAACATAGGTAAAACAATCTTTCTTCCTGCCTGTATAATCAGGAATAACATTGACTTCCACCCGTACATTATTCAGTTCCTTCTTCATCTGTTGAATCTTCTGAAGGGGTACTGTTTTCATGATTTCGGCAAATAGCTTATCCGCTTTTGCTTCGATCAACTTCAGATCACGCCAGCCGTTGGGAATCATACGAACACGCTTTTCAATATCGGCATCATAAGCGCTGAATGTACTTACCACGCCGATTAAAGCACGCAGGGCGTAATATTCACGCCCTGACATTTTCACCCGTTCATATTCCATATCAATACCGCCTTTGTTGGTCACGCTTCAAGGCTTCATTCTTACCTTCATAGTATTTAGCCCATGCGTAACGATCAAAAACCCACACTATAGCGCCACCAAGCGCCATAAACAAAAGCGCCCACCAAATAGTCATAGTGGAAACCCCTTTCTATTCAGTCACTTATCAAACCCGTTTCCGTGTTTCTTCATCGTTCATTACCGTTGCCCCACCCATGATTTCAGCAATGGTATCATGAAGAATGGTAAGCCGTTTGACATCTTCTTCAACGGAAATTGATTTAATATATTCAACGATCAACTTAACCCGTTCCAAATTCCAATGTGGAACAACGCCACAACCAAACAACCGCTTTCCAACAGCGTTTATAGTTGCGGGTGAAAGTCCAAGTTCATAACCAATTTCAGCATTGGTATAAATCACTTCACCTTTTGCGTTAATCATGTTTTAGCCTCTTTTCCAGAACTAAGGGAAATCAATTCAGAACAAGGCAACATCATAATCCAATCACAAAGCCCATGCCATTCAGCTAATTTGTGATTACGCCTTGCCCGATACATATTCACCAACACTTCATAGTTCATCTGAACCGTTCGCTTCTGATTGAAGGAAGTGGGTAAAAGCTGAATCATCTGATACCAACATTCTTTCCGCTGTTCAGGCGTATAACTGATTTTCTTATCGTTATACAGATCACGGTAAAGGTTCAGGGTATCAATCAACTGAAGCAAGACCGTTTCAGAAGTACCCGTAAGCTGTTCATGTGAAAAATCATCCAGCGTAAACGGCTTAGTGTGAATGGTGTGCATGGTGGAACAGCTATTAGCAACCGTTCCAACCTTATAGGTATCAAATTCCTTCCACCAGTACAAAGGCGCTGTAATATCAACCGTAACGTTCAGCATCCGCATAAACTTACGATCATCGGCATGACCATTACAAAGGCGCTTCATAAGGTCAAGGTCTTTTTCACCAAGTACAAAACTCATTCCAAGATCATTCGGGTTTATGGGTGAAGGATTTTCAACCCATTCCCAATCAGAATCAGACTTAGCCCAGCTATTAAGGGGATTACGCATACCCCGAATAGCCGCTTCCCAACCGAACACTTCAGTCTTTTCCAGCTTAATCATGCTTCTTGTACCGCCTTTCAATTTCACGATTCACATACCAAAGGGCTTTCTGCAAATCTTCAAAGGGCTTTCCTTTATGGTCAGCCCTTGCAATGTACTTTACAGCGTTACCCAGATTGAAACCCAAATCCCAATCTTCAATAGCATCAATCACTTCAATCTTCCCCGTGTTGTAATGTGCAGGGTGGTTGATAGTGTTCCTGTTTTCCTGAACGAGCGCCATTAGTTATACTCCCTTCCCGTTACACGGTCTTTAATGTGCAACCTGTCAACCAGCGTATAGCCCATGAGATCAAGCAAACGCAACACCAAACTGATTGTTCTGTAAGCCTGAACATCTGCGTTATCACGGTTGGCAACGTCAATATTCTTGATAGCCTGATAAGCTGTTGGGTCAGCATACCCTTCAGGGTTCTTGAAGTCTACCGTGTTTTTTTTTGTCAGATCATTCATAACGTCAATCCCCTTTCTTTTTGTCCAGATACATTCTTGAACCCGTTGCTTCAACCTGACCGTTATACTTGCCATCATAGCCATGTGCTACGGGGGTACACTCAAAGAAAACAAGCTGTGCAATGGGATAGCCAACAGGAAGGAAGATCACGTTATTAGATTCATTGACCAATTCAAGGGTAATGTGACCATGAAAGGCAGGGTCAACGAATCCAGCGTTCTGAACCGTCAAACCAATACGCCCAATACTTGACCGACCCTGAACAAAAGCCGCCACGTTATTAGGCATCTTGATTTCTTCTTTAGTAGTTGCCAGAACAAAATCATGGGGGAACAGCATGAAGGTTTTGCCCTTTTTGACCTTCCAACGGGTGTATTCAACCTTATCACCCAGCTTTATAGGCTTTGCTTTTGGCTTCAGGAAGGTATCACCCAAACAGATGTTCAGGGAAGCAGGATTTACCAGATAAGGTAAATCCTGCACAACACCACCCTTTTCAAGAATATGGTGTTCAATAGCCGTATCGCCGTAAATCATTCAGTATCACCACGCCTTTCAAATACTCTTACTTGACCCTTTCCCTTTTTGGGTTTGGGTACAGTTACCAGCCCCAACCGCCTACACAATGCCCGACTGAATTCTATCTGTGACATTTCTTTCAAGCCGCTATCAGCGCAAAAGCCAACGTACTTCAGATAAACTTCTTTCGTTTCATTGTTTTCAATGGAATAGCTTCTTTCTTCACACTCATGAATAAAGGCTAATACAGGGTTGTTTGATTCTTCGTATTCATCAACTTCCTTATCAACCTTGACCGACTGTGTGAACTCTTTGGATAGAAGTACCCGTTTCAGACCGTCAACGCCTATCCGAATCATATATTCAATAGATTCTTGCGTTTTCAGATCATCAATTATGAAGGGCTTATAATCGGGGTCATTCTTCGTGAATTTGGCGTTGAAAGGGATAATAACAAGTCTACGTTTGATAGCATCCCAATCACGCCCTTTACCCATTCGGGGTATGTTATTGGCGCTGAAGAACAGCTTACAAAACGGTTCAAATTCAAACTTTGGCTGACCTTTCTGTTCAGCGCCGATAGTTTCACCCGTTACTATCTTCTTGAAAATTGACGTATCAGCAACAAATTCATCTGAAATATCATCACCGATATTAGCCAACTTTCCGAACATCATCACGGTTGAAAACCTGTCAGAAAGCATCTTCATATCAAGGCTTGAAATATTCGGCTTACCCAGCATATTTCTAAGAACACTTAGATAAGTGGATTTACCGTTTGAACCAGTACCCGTAAGAATGAAAGCCTTGCCTAACTCATTCCTTCGATACAACGTATAACCAGCCGCTTCTTCAAGTAACATCCTGATTTGTTCATCATTACAGGCTATTCTATCTAAAGTGTGGTCAAGCGTTTCACTATAGGCGTTGGGGTTGTAATCCCATTCAATACGGTTTGTAATAATGTGTTCAGGGCTGAAGGGTAACATTTCCATTGTTCGCAAGTCCAACAGACCATTCCTGAAAGCTATCAAAGTGGGTTCAATAGTTTCATGGTTTTCAGAACAAAGAATTTCAAGATAATCCAGAACTTCTTTTCTGTGTACCCGTTTCAGATCAGGAATCAGCTTTATCATTTCTGATTCAATCCTGCTATACCCAGAAAGGTACACGCCGTTATGATAAACGTGAATCTGATTGTTTATTCGCATGATATGAAGCTGTGAAACAAGGTACATAGCGAACTTATCAAACAGAAAAGTTGAACCTTTGAAGAAAACAGGCTTCTGAAATGCTTCATCCCTAAGAACGGTTTCCAGTTCATCTTCAGGCAACGGGTCTTTCAGTATGAACCTGTTAGCGGTTCTGATTACTTCCCGAACATTTTCAACGTCAAACCCAGCGCTTTGAAGGGTCAGGATGTAATTGAACAATTTCTGATTTCTACCTTCACCGTTACCCATCTGCCAAAGATCAGCGTTAGTTCTTACAGGCAACAGTTCATTGGGTACTTCATCAATCTGTTCACCATCCCAAGGTTCATAATCAGGGGGGAAGCGTTCCACACCATGAACACAAAGAGGAATGTACGTTGAACCGCTGTGAATATCGGCAACCAGTCCAACAGCCAATTTCTTATCTTTACCACCTTTGATTATCCTGCCTGTATTCTTCCAGTAGGTATGACCGCCATGTGTGGAAGGTAACGCTAAACACTTCCAGTCTTTAGCTTCAGCCATATCAAGGAAGGTATTGTACATTTCCTTTGTGTCAAAAGAAATATCAATGTACCCTTCATTCAGAACAGCACCGAAACATTCAAACTTTGACGCTTCATCGAATATCAGGTTATACCGTCTGTTTTCAGGGGAATGAACAGGTTTCTTTCCATCTCCATCAGTACGCCCTTCAAGGTAAGCCCTAAAGACTGTACTATTACCAGACCAACCCACGTTTTACACCTCCATCACCCCAAAATCATGTAAGCGCTTTTTCGCAAAGTTGATATACCATTGTTTATCAAGATCAGACGGACATCGAACACCATTCACCGAATCATTGTAAATGAAACAATGTTCGGGGCTATTCGTGATTTTTTCGGGTTTGCCAGTCCGAATACTAACTTTCTTAACCCCTTTGGCGTTCGGGTCTGTACTTGCGAAAATCCGAATACATTTTTCTTTTATCGGAATTTCCCCATGTAAAACCGCTGAATATTTGGAAGAAATCTTAGAAACCAACTGAAATTCCTTCAATTCTTCGCAACTTTCTATAGTTTTTTCAACGGGTATTCCATGAACCATGTATTCAATCAGCGCCTTATTCAATATGGGTAAATCATAGTCAAGGGGTCTTAGTTTCTTCACATAAGCACCCTTAGATTTGTACTTTCCAGCGCCATCAACAATGATGTAATTGTTCACATCCTTCTGAAACACTTTCCTGTATTCGTCAAATTCAAGATTCAGGTGTGTACGCTGTTCCCATTCATAGGCTATATCATCAACCAGCGCAAACCATTCATCTTCATTCTGACCGTAAGGCATCCGAATTAGAACACCGTCTGTATTGCTTTGGATTATCTGACAATAAGGTTCTAAGTGTTCCATAAGGTCAACTAAGAGAAGTTGACCGTAAACACACACCCTGTTAGCCTGTAAGGGGTCAAAAAGCCCGTTATTCGGGTCTTTCATAACCCCATAGGTGGAATTCAACACCAGCTTCAAAGGCAACTGTAAAGGGTTCTTTTCACGCTTATATCGCAATCGGGTTTCATAGATTTGAACGTACTTTGACGGGTCTTTGATGTTTCGGGAATGAAGGTTGTATTGTATCATCAATGACGGGTAAAGGCTTGCAACGTCCATGTTCACGAAATACCCTTCACCGTGATACTTTTCAAGCGCCCCATGAACACCACCCCAACCGAATTGGTGGGGAACTCCTGCTATCATGGTTTCATACTGAACCTTATTTCCTTTTTCATCCGTGTACCGCCTGTTCACGGGGTTTTTGTACCAGTCAATCACATTCTGATATTTTGATATTCGCAAGGTAGCAGGAAAGTCAATATCAAATTCATCATCATGGGGTTGCTGTACAGCGCCAAGAATCAGCGCTGAAAGTTGTGCTTTGGTTTTGCTTATCAATGACAAATCCAGATCACGCCCTTCACACGCCAACCGAACAAGACCCATAGCACCATCAAAATCTTCTTTCCGCTGAAGAAAAACCTGTATGGTTTGTTCTACATCATGCCGACAATATTTGATTGTTTCCTGAATTTCGGCATCTGTAAGGGGTCTGTCAATATCGAAAGGAACAGACGTTTCTTTGATATTGTTTCCCATGAACCCTTCAAAGGCTTTCAAACCACGGTCAATGTTAGCCATTACATCATAGTTGTTCAGGGGTACACTTCTGAACATGGTGGAAAACCGCCAACCGTCATTTCCCTGAAGAATGATGTAATCATTGATTTTCTTAGGGTTGAATCCGCACAAGATACCCTTTAGAATCCATTGGTCATACCGCCTTGAATTGAACCCAACCCATATATCTTTCTTATTCGCTTCATACAAATCATCAAGGGCTTTCGGGTCATTGACTATAACGTGTTCTTTCTTTGCTGTCATATCCATGACCACAACCAGCCAATCAAAGGCGAACACTTCAAAGTCATAGAATAGCAATCAATTCACCCCTTTCAGGGGTTGGGGGTTATTCACCCCCAACCAGCGGTTCAGGTATCAGGCATCAAAGACTTCTTCAATCTCAAAGGTAGGATAGCCCTTCCTGTTCTTGCCATAGGTCAGGGCATATTCCAGCTTGCCCGAAATTGCTTCGTGAACGTCCATAAGCAGATTGCCATACTGCTTATAGGAAAGGAATTCGATTTCAAGACCCGAATCAAGGGAGTGCAGGAACTCATTGACAGTATGAATCTTGAAACCTTCGTCAATGACTTGATTCATAAAGATCATCGAACCCTTATATTCGCCATCGGTCAGAACCTTCATCCAGCACGTCACCATAGGCTTACCAGCCTTAGAAGCAACCAGTTCAAGTTTCTCAATGGAAACTTCATAAGTTCCTTCAGGTACTTCTTTGTAAGAACCGCTTTTGCTGTTCTCAACGTCCTTACCCAGCGCTTCCGTGTCAAACTGTTCATCAAACTGTTCCCAAATGTTCTTAGCCATGGTTAATACCATCCTTTCTTATTCGGCTTATAGCCGTGTTTATATCGTACTGCTTTCTTACTGTTCCGTTCTACGTCTACGGGAACGGGGCTTAGGCGGTTCAGCAACGGTATCAGGGGTTTCTTCAGAAACCTTCTTCAAAGGTTCTTCGGGGGTAGTATCAAAAGGCGGTTCATCTGCCTTTTCAACACCCTTCTTCTGAACAGGCGTTACAGCCGCTTCCAGCGCCTTAGAAGCGTTCTTATTCGCTTCATTGTAGACTTCCACAAAAGCATCATAATCAAGCGGAATTTCCTTTTCAGTAACGGTCAAGCGCCCACCGCCAAAGATAACTTCATTGGTCTTGAAGGAAAGGGTTCGGGTATCACCGTCCGCAATTATACGGGCAACAATATCAACCATACCAGAAACCTTATTGGCAACCTTATCCTGAATGTTGGGCTTAATACCCGTAATTCTGTCACCAGTTTTCTTAGTAATATCCCTTGACGTATCTTCATGGGAAATCAGAACGATGTTTTCATAGTCCAAATTGGTAAGGCGGCGAATGGTGGAAAGGAATTCAGTTCTGACCTTATCCCACGCCCTGAAAGCATCATCTGATTCATGGGTAATACCCATCTGTTCATAAATATAAAGCCTACACGCTTCATAGGTATCTTCCAGAAGATCAACCACAATGGTTCTGAAGTCATTCTGTTTCTTTTCCAGTTCAGCAATAACTTCCTTGAAAACATCCCAAGCAAGGGTTTTCTTAGTCAAACGCCCGTTGACTTCAACCTTATCCTTAATGGGAATGTAAGGAGCATCTACGAACCGAACATTTCCGTCCGTGTTCAGCATCAAGGGGTCAGGGAAAGCATTAGCAAAGAAGGTTTTGCCGCTGAAGGGAGCGCCGTAAAGCCACACAACCTTCTTGTTCAGGGTGGTTAATGACCGCCTTTTGTTTTCGGGAAGCAACATGAAATCATATCCTTTCTTACAATAATCTTGATATTCACACCACCCACAAAGATAATTTTCATCTTTGGGGAATTCGGTTTCTTCCAACACACCTTTGATTGACCTGAAGAAATCAATGATTTGGTTCGGGTCATACTCAACAGGTAAGAACTTCAATTCCTGCTTTTCCAGTTCAGAAGTTACCCGTGTTCTGTATTCCAGAATGGTTTCATCCTTACGCTGTTTGATATTCAACTTTGGAATCAGAATATAAGTCATATTCCGTATCTTCTGCCCTGTTTGGCGTTCAAAGTAATACTTGTAAAGGTGTAGTTGGTCTGATTCTAAATACCGTTGACCGCTGTTTGATGTATATTTGAAATCGTATATATCAAACAGGTTCGGAACTTCAGAATCATGGAACATGGTAACGGGGGCTAAGTAGTCAATGAACCCATGAAAATCACGATCAGCAACCAGAACTTCATTCTGACCGTTTGGCAACACCGCCCGAACTTTGGGAATCCAGTATTCCAGCTTGATTTGTTCGGTAATGTGTTCATCCGTGATTATTGGATAAGCCATAAGGTATTCTTGAACCCCTGCTTCAACGCCCTTTTCAATTCCTGTGTGAAGGGCATGACCCAGAATCAAAGCATCGTCCGCTTTGGCATCTGACCGAATGGTTTCTAACCCTTCAAGATAATGCAGTTTGAACTTATATCGGCAAGTCCGAAAGCACTCAATTCTTGAATGTGAAAACTGCACCATTTCACCCCCTGTATCAGATTTTTGAACTTGCCAAAACCAGAGGGGTAAAGGATTATCCCCAACCCCTTACCCCTGTTGATTAGGTTAATGTTCTTTTTCTGAAGATCAGAAGCAACGCCCTTTTCTGATTTCAGTTCAACAGCCACGAACCAGCCGTTCACACAACATATCAGATCAGGGATACCGCCTTTCTGCATACCGCCACCCCAAACCTTGAAATACCATCCGCAAGCAGGGATTGTTATTTCCTGTTCAGGGCATCCAGCAGGGTAAATACCTTCAGACTTCAACCAGTCTTTTACCCTGTTTTCAAAGGCTTTTTCAGCGCCCATAGACAAGCGCCCCTTTACGGGTCTTTGTGGGTTTCCCGTACTTCTTCGGAATACCGCCCACGAAATCACGCCAGTTCAGAGAAAAGAAAGACTTCTTCACAATCTTTCCGTTCTTCTGTTCAACCTTCTTCTTTCGGTTGATGTGGGGAACACCCAGACGCTTCATGTTCGCCCTTGCAATAGACCGCTTCAGTTCACGCATTTCATTCACCTTCTTTCAAAGTAATCTTGATATATCCAGCTTTAGGGCTTTCCTTTGAAAATTCAGCCGCTATAGCAGGGTATTTCTTCTTCAGCTTTGCGGAATCAATGCTGTGGGTAACTGTTGGTTCAACATAGGCAATCTTCAAGAAACCAGCATCAAGCGCCTTAACCCCGTACTTTTCCATAGCCGCTTTCAGGGTTTCTTTCATTGCCTTTTCTTTGGCTTCAATATCAGCCTTGACCCGTTCCATATCGGCAACCGCCTTGAACGTGTCCATGTACTGATTTATCAGAAGAACCATTTGGGTATCATGGTTTTCTTCAACTTCTTCAGCAACCCCACAATGTTCAGGTTCAGCCTTACACGCTTCGGGGCAACTATCTTGTTTGGAACAATAGAAGCAACAGGTTCGGGAATTGTCTATTGGACAACCTTCAAAACAAAAGTTCATGTGTCAACCACCTTTCTAAATAGTTCATCTGTGAAATCACGCCGCTGATTCAGGGCTTCCAGAATGTTTTCTTCCACGCTGTTCTTACAGATCATAATGTGATAGAAGCAAGTTGAATTCTGACCTATCCTGTGAATTCGTTTCTTGCTTTGTTCAAACAGTTCTGATTTATCTGTAAGGGTGAAATAGATAATTCTGTTGGCTTTCTGAAGGTTCAACCCCATAGCCCCAGCCTGATACTGAATGAATGTGATTGAATCATCATAGGCTTCATAAGCCACCAAATCTTTGATATGACCGTTGACCTGTGAAACAGGTCTGTTCATTGAAACCGCAATCTGAAGTAAAGCATCAAGTTCAGCATTGAAGTTATAGAACACAATCAACCTTTCGTTTGTGCTTGCGATCAGATCACCGAAAGCCGCCAACTTGAATTGATTGTATTGACCGCATAATTCCCGACAATACAACCGTTCCGTAAGAATCGTATCACCAACCAATTCAGCATCATTGACGGTAACAATTTTCTTACGCCTGAACTTTCTGTATTCAGGAATTACGGGAACAACATTCTGAATGAATACCTGTTCAGGTAA